AAAAATTGTTACCGAAACAGACGTTGTCGACCAATTCAAGATCCACCCAAAGAACTTCGCATTAGCACGAGCAATCGCTGGGGACTCATCGGACAACCTTCCGGGGATCAAAGGTGCAGGGCTCAAAACAATCGCTAAGCGGTTTCCTTATCTTATCCGAGAAGATGAATACGAAGTCTCAGACATTATTAGGGATTGTGCGATGGTTGGAAAGAAACTTAAGATTCACGAGAATATTCAAAGTAACGAGAAGCTAATCAAGGATAACTATGCTATCATGCAATTGCAATTTCCAAACATCAGGGCAATGAACCGAGAGATCATCAAGAACTCAATTAATGACTTTGAACCAGAGTTTAATAAAATAAAGTTCACACAAATGTTGTTCGCTGATGATGCCGCCCATCTCAACTTCGATGCACTTCAGATGACTTTTCGAAAAATAAATAGACAATAAAACTTGACAAGTAGACGATAACAGGTTATATTTAAGTAACCAAAGAATTCAGGAGGACATATGAGTTTTACAGACAAAGAGACATTTATGAGGTTCGGGAAAAATTTCCAAGAGAACCTCTGCCAACTTATGTTGGAGGATCGACCATTCTTCGATCAAATTACAGAGGTGCTGGACGTTACTTTTTTCGAAAAGAAATATCTTCAAGTATTTGCACAAACACTTATAAATTACAGAGACAAGTATAATACACACCCAAACAACGAAGTGATGATGACCTTGTTGAGAACTGAGTTGAATCATCACGATAAAGCAACAGCGAAAGATGTAAGAGAGTTTTATGCTCGCATCCACACATCAGATGGTGTAGAAGAGTGTGCATTCATTAAAGATAAAGCCATAGACTTCTGTCGCAAGCAAGTTCTGAAAGGTGCTATGCTCAAGTCAGCAAAGTTGTTAAAATCATCATCATTTGAAGAGATCGAAAAAGTGATCAAGGAGGCCTTGGTTCTTGGTACAGATAATAACTTTGGACACGACTTTCGCAAAGATTTGCTTAAGCGTTTTGAACTCATTACAAGAGATCCAATCTCAACTGGTTGGTCAAGAATGGATGAGATTGTTAAGGGAGGCCTTGGAAAGTCAGAGTTGGGAGTCGTTGTTGCTCCAACTGGTGCTGGTAAGTCTATGGTGCTCGTTCATCTCGCCACTCAAGCGCTACTTCAAGGAAAAACTGTCGTCTATTATACACTCGAACTTAAAGATACGGTGGTAGGTCAACGATTTGACTGCTGCATAACTGACGTTCCACTTAATGAACACAAAGAAAGACAAAAAGAAATCGTTAACAAGGTCAAAGACCTTGAAGGTACTCTAATTATCAAGGAGTATCCAACCAAATCTGCATCTGTATCTACACTCAAGAATCACATTGAGAAGTTACGGAAGAGAGGTATTGAGCCTGATATGATCTTGGTTGACTATGCTGACTTATTGCGTCCGCCTCGAGCCACTGGTGAGAAGCGACACGAGCTGGAAGAGACCTATGAAGGTCTTCGTGGCCTTGCTCAATCTTATGAGATCCCTTGTTGGACTGCATCTCAAACAAACCGTGGAGGTCTCAATGCTGAAGTTATCACTATGGAAGCGATTTCTGAAGCATTCAACAAGTGTTTTGTTGCGGATTTCATATTCTCTCTATCGAGAACTGTACAAGATAAGCAAGCGAACAAGGGTCGTCTTTTCGTCGCAAAGAATAGGAATGGTCCCGATGGCCTTGTGTTTGATGCTCACGTTGACTGGTCTGATGTTACCATCAAAGTTTTGGACCGAGATGAATCAGCGGAAAAAATGCAATCAACGGCAGACGCTTTGCAGATGCTCAAAGACAAATATGCGAAAGCAGGAAAATAACCAAAAATTACAGGAGTAAGTAATGGATTTAGAGAAGAAGATTTTATCGGACATCACAGTCCACATGAAGTATGCAAGATACATGGAGAGCGAACAACGCCGAGAGAACTGGGACGAATTAGTTACCAGAAACATGAACATGCATATCAAAAAATTTCCCAGTTTAGAACAGGAAATACGAGAGAACTATAAGTTTGTTTACGACAAGAAGGTTCTTCCATCAATGCGCTCGATGCAATTCGGAGGTAAGCCAATTGAGGTTTCTCCAAACCGCATCTTTAATTGCGCTTACACACCCGCAGATGATCCACGAGTTTTTGGAGAGATTATGTTTCTGCTGCTTGGCGGAACAGGTGTGGGCTATTCAGTGCAAAACCATCATGTAGACAGTCTACCTGAGATCCATCGACCATCAAGCAAGAGAACTCGACGTTTTCTCATTGGAGATTCTATCGAAGGTTGGGCTGATTCTGTAAAGGCTCTGATGATGTCTTACTTTAAAGGTACATCGAAGTTACGTTTTGACTTCTCAGACATCCGTCCGAAAGGTGCGAGACTAGTTACATCCGGTGGAAAGGCTCCCGGCCCACAACCACTTAGAGAATGTCTAGTAAAGATAGAGGGGATTTTAGATGCTAAAGAAAACGGTGACAAACTCACTCCTATTGAGGTGCATGATATCATCTGCTACATTGCGGATGCAGTTTTGGCGGGGGGTATTCGTCGTGCCGCTCTCATTTCTCTATTCAGTGCTGATGACGAAGACATGCTTTCGGCAAAAGCCGGACCATGGTGGGAACTCAACCCTCAACGAGGACGAGCAAACAACTCCGTAGTTGTAATGCGACACAGAATTGATAAGCCCACTTTCATGAACTTATGGAAGCGCGTTGAGGAATCACGCTCAGGAGAGCCAGGATTTTACTTCTCAAACGATAAAGACTGGGGCTGTAACCCATGCTGTGAAATTGGCTTACGACCAAACCAGTTTTGTAACTTGGTCGAGATCAATGTTTCCGATGTTTCAACTCAAGATGAATTAAACGCACGCTCTAGAGCAGCATCGTTCATAGGGACCCTTCAGGCGTCCTACACAGACTTTCACTACCTTCGACCTGTCTGGCAACGGACAACCGAGAAAGATGCGCTCATCGGCGTCTCAATGACTGGTATCGCATCCGGTGGAGTATTGAACTTAAACATGACCGAAGCTTCTTTGGTTGTATCTAAAGAAAACCGTAGAGTTGCAATGCAAACTGGTATCAACCAAGCAGCACGACAAACATGTGTTAAGCCTGCCGGCACAACTTCTCTTACTCTTGGCACGTCAAGCGGCATCCACGCATGGCATAATGATTACTACATCAGACGACTTCGCGTTGGAAAGAATGAAGCAATCTATTCATATCTCGTCAATAACCTGCCTGAGCTCATCGAGGACTGCCGCTTTAGACCTCACGATACTGCTATCCTATCTGTTCCTCAAAAAGCTCCTAAAGGGGCAATAACGCGCCACGAAAGTGCACTTGATTTGCTCGAGAGAGTAAAGAAGGTTTCTGCAGAATGGATCAAGCCCGGCCACAAGAAAGGTAACAATACTCATAATGTCTCAGCTACAGTAAGCATCCGAGACGAAGAGTGGGAAACTGTTGGAGAGTGGATGTGGAATAACCGAGGTGTCTACAATGGTTTAAGTGTTTTACCCTATGATGGAGGCACTTACGTACAAGCTCCTTATGAAGATTGCGATGAAGAGACATATGAAAAGATGCTCTCTTTGGTCAAAAATGTTGACTTGGACCTAGTTATTGAAACAACAGATGAAACAGATCTGTCTGGTGAAATCGCCTGTGGCGGTGGAGCTTGTGAAATCTTTTAACAGGAGAAAAGTATGAGAGAAGAATTAGAGAAAATTATTCATGGCTTGAAAGAAGTGATGGAAGATCTTGATAAAGTAGAGGCTGGGTCTTATGGCTATAAGTCAGCAGCACCAAGAGCGAGAAAAGCTCTCATGGAAGCTTCTAAGGAATTAAGAGAAGTCAGAACGACAATACAAGAAGTAAAGAATTCTCACGAAGAAAAGTAAAAGTTTTTACTTGACAACTCAATCATAATGTGTTATATTATAAACAAGAACAATTAATTTTGTTTATAATATAACACATTATGATTTTTTTATTTGGAGTAAAAATGAAATTTGAACCACACAATAGACACCTATGGATCCGACCAAAAGAAGAAGTGAAGGAAGATAAAGAGTCTCCCCTCTTTGTAATGCCTAACGAATATCAACCACCCAAGTCTCCCTATGTCGTTGGAGAGATATTAGCCATGGCTTGCGATTGTGAAATTAGCCTAGATGTCGGAGACACTATCGTCGTTGAAAGAACCACGGTTCAGGAGATAAAAGCCGATTCTGAGACTATTTACGTTGTTAAAGAAAACTATGTCTATGGGAGAATTTGCAATGAGGCTAACAACTACAACACTTAAAACATTAATACTGGAAGTACTTTCTGAAGAAAGAGATTTGCAATATGTTAAAGAAGCAAAGATGGAAGACCTCGGCGATGTTTGTTATATCAAAGGCTCTACTCATCAATTAGCGACATGTAAAATTGGAGATGAAAAGTATTATCTTAAATTCTCAGATAGCTGGGCATTTTCAAACCCTTCTGATAAATCTATGCAAATTGGAGTTGAATATCTTGCTTACAAGATATATCAATTGTATCCTGCAAATGTCCCAGAAGGCGTAGAAGTTGTATCAGACCCTGACCAAAAAAGAATAGGTATAGCAACATCAGAAATGAAAGGCCAAGCGGCAGGAGGACTAAGACACAGTTTTCCAGCAAAGAATTGGGTATCTTCTATTTCGGGCGGTGCTATGGTTGATATTTTCTTGGCCAACTGGGATGTTAAAAATACCAACAACTTTGTGGTTGATACAGAAACAGCAATTGCCTCTCGGGTTGATCCCGGAGGCTCTTTGACTTTTCGAGCACAAGGCGGCAGAAAAGGAGATAGATTTTCTCCACAAGCCGGAGAGCTTAAGACAATGATGGATCCAAATATGCGTGGTGGAGCTGGTTGGCTTCTGACACAAGTTGACATGAAAAAGGCATGCGAAGCATTTTTATCTGTAAGTTGGCCAGAGGTCCAACGAGCAATAATGGTGGCATTGGGCGAAGTATCTCGCGAACTAAAGAACGCAGGTCTTGAAGACCAAATGATGGCATGGCAAGACGAAGTAAAACAAATCATGACGAAGCTAGAAACTCGCCATGAAGACGTAAAAGATCACTGTGAGCACGCTCTGAGTGAAATGTAGAAATGTTCAATAGGAGAACCTAAAATGAAATTAACAACAAAAGCCTTGAGAAACCTTATTAATGAAGTTATGAATGAAGACGTTTTAAACGAAGTAACGTGGTCTGGAGCACTTCAGAAAATCAATGACGATATGAAGCCTTTCTTTGTAGTATCTGCTGCACGTTCCGAACGTGGCGGCAAGAGTAGCCCTGGCAATTTAGAGGCCGACCGAGATCTTCAGGCATTCTTCAAATCAAAGAATTTGTCATTTACAAAGGTTGATGGTGGTTATACAGAATATAAAAAGAAGGTCGATCCAGTCACTGGAGACCCTTTGAAAGACGAGGACGGAGAACCTGATTACGAACTTGACACCAAGGGTGACAAGGTTCCAATCGTAGTTGAGGAATATTCCTATGTAGTGTTTGGTGATGACCCACACTATGGCTCAGATGAAAACCGCATAACAGACACGATGCAGTTGTTTGAGATTGCAAAAGAGTCATGCCTAGTTGATCCAAAAAACCCACAGGAAGTATTCTCTTTTGGATATCCCGTTAACGACGAAACAACTGGTGAGACTAACATGCAAATTGCTCTCTATAAACCTGATGCAGCATCTCCAGCACTAAAGAACGGGTTCTTCGAATGGGGTGGTCCATGGAGCTCAATCGAAGCTTTCGCATCAGATGCCGAAGGTGCATACACTTCTTTTAGAGGTAGTAGAGCTACTTTTGTAGAAGAACAGCTTGAGGAAGCAAGATATAGAAGAGTTACGACAATCAATGAAGGTCGCAAAAAACAAGCCGACATCAATAAGTGGTCGAAAGCTTTAAAGAGAATCAAGAGGAATAGATGAAAGAAATAGAACTTTATGGAGACGGCATTGGTAAAGTGTCTTATGTCCAACATGTTGGAGATGATAAGATGATTGCCAACGCTGCTCGTGTGTCTTTTGGGCAAGACAACACTAAGCCCTTTACAAAGAGAGATAGGGGCTTGATTAAGTATTTGATCGAACACAAGCATACATCTCCCTTTGAACACAACTCGATCACATTCATGTTCGAGGTTCCCATGTTTGTAAGATCTCAGCACATGAGACATAGAACGTGGGCTTACAACGAGATTTCCAGACGCTATACTGAAGTAGACCTTAAGTTCTACGAACCTAAGGCGTTCAGAACACAACACGAGAGCAACCGTCAAGCATCTAATCTCGATGGCTTAATAGATCCTGTAATCGCACCCCGCTTTGCAGATACTTACATTAAGTCTACAGAGGCTATGGCTGACTTTCACAAGCACTCTTTGGACCTGTTTGACAGCCTAATCAAAGCCGGCGTCTGTAGAGAACAAGCAAGAGGTGTTCTTCCTCAGAACCTTTATGCGAAATATTACGGTACTGTTAATCTATCAAACCTTCTAAAATTCATTGATTTGAGGACACACGAAGGTGCACAATGGGAGATTCAAAGAGCAGCAGAAGCATGTTTGGATATAGCTTCTGAGATTTGGCCATATTCTGTTGGAGCTTATCGTGAATTACGGAGATCCTAAATTCTCCATTGGTGACCTTGTTTTTTTTAATGAAGAGCAAATGGGGGAGGTGATAAGTGGCCTTGGAATTATTGTGGCCATTCCTACTTTAATGTTCACTTATGAAAGAAAAGAGGGAGAACCTAGAGAGAATTATTGGTCTTACGACATAAAGGTCGAAAATACTCTATTTAAAATGATACCAGAAACGTTCATTAGGAGCATCAAAGATGAAGATAAAACTAAAAATACTTAAAGAAAACAAAAAAATTATTAAAGAAAGTAGATACGATGGTGTATATGATCTTGCTGGTATATATCCCGGATCAATCGACATGTTCATCAAGCACTTCCTCGAGGTTCCCGGAGATGTCTCTACAACCAGACAAAGTCTCATCCAATCTTCTTACGGCAGTCAGATTGACGCCTTAACAGAAGACGACATTCCACCTACTTCAAAGAGAACAGCTAGAACTCCTTTAGAGAAAGTCAAGAGAGGACTGGCTCAAGGTCACACCTTTTGGTGGAATGAGATCTTTGGACCTCAAATGGCTTCTGAGATAATAGGTCAAAAAGCAGAAGCATACATTGCAGAACTAGCTGTGAACCTCAATAGAATTAATTACTCTACAATGACTGGTGAAGAGTTCGAAGCAATGCCACCAGAAGACAAAGCTCTGGTATACGAAAAACACTTCATGGAAGACAACCTAGCAGACTTCTTTGACAAGCACGTTAAGATGAGTTCCATGAACTCAACCGGATTTGTCGGTAATCCAGGAGCAGGATCGGGTCTATACGGTCAAATGGCTGACTGGTGGATGTCAACCGCTGGTGCAGATATGTTAGAGAGCAAGATCGCCCAGAGACTTTCAATGTTACCACAGAGGTAAGCTTGAAGTACATTGTCCCGAAGTTGATAATAGGAAACTCGATAGAAGCTCTGCTGTATGCATGGAGAACTCAGACAAAAATAGTTTCTCCCAACCTGTCCTATGTCTTTAGGCATGACAAAACCTTTGTCAATTATGACTTTTCATTCATAAATGCAAAAAACCCAAAACAACTTTATTCAAACTTAATATTCGTAATGTCGCTAAATTCTCTTTTGTTGTTCCAAGGAAATATTTCATCAGTCAGAGAAGAAGGAAAGGAAGTTACAATTATAACCAAGGGAAATAGAAAGGTGACAATAGTGACTGAGGAGATCGTCCACTTCGACAAACAGGCATCCTCGTATAATGTATATGATTTTTTCGACGTTAGAGAGATGAGTTCTCATAACGAGAAACAAATACTCGACCCAACTAGTAACTTTGTGAATCAAATAGATTTTTACAACTCTCCCAGGACCACACAGAGTACTCACAATGATCTTGTAGGGTCCTCTAGAATGACGCCTGAGGACCTTTTAGATCCCAACCTAGGCCAAGGTATAGTAAAGATAAAGATTGCTCGTATGTTGAAATCTGCTGGCATAAAAGGCAAATTTGCATGGCAAAGAAATGAAAAAAGATATTATAAAAAACCAAAGATTGTCTTTTATAAGAGGGTGATTGTCCCTACAATTGAAACAATTATGACTTTTAAAGATGTATACAATTTAGAACAAAACAAGGGTAAGCCATGGAAAATGCTAGAGACAATGCGGAAGAAGGAAGGAACCTCGTTGGGATCATCCCTGTAGCCGGGCACGAAACATTTGATTTTCATCAACCATGGCCAGACTGTATGATGCCCATTGGCCCTAATTTTAATTTGATTGAAGCGGCTGTAGCAGAGTGCGCTTGGGCAGGATGTAAGTCTATATGGATCACCGTCAATCATGATTTTGCACCAATTATTCGCAAGAGACTTGGCGATTGGTGCGGAGACCCTGTATGGTCAAATAGATCTTTTGATTATAACGTTGGAATTTCAAAAAGAAGAATACCAATCTATTATGTAGGAGTCAATCCTAAAGATAGGCACAAGAGAGACTGCACATCGTGGTCGGTAATACATGGAGCCTTGACAGCGTTTAAAACTCTGACTGGTATATCTGATTGGATGATGCCATCGAAATACTATGTGTCTTTTCCTCATGGATTTTTTCCAGCTTTTCAACTGAGAGAACACAGGAAGATCATCAACTCTAAAAAAAATTGTTATATTTCATTCAACAATCACACAGTATTAGACAAAAATTTTATGTCTTTCACTTTCGGAAAAGAAGATTGGCTCAACTTTAGAAGAGTTATAAGAACAGGAACAGGTGCGCGACCACCAGGTACAACACCAGCTGACAACTTACTACTGCCTCCATCTGAGATGTGGTCAGCAAGATGGTTTGGTGTTGAGAAAGTATTTCGAGATTTGGATCTCGAAAGTTCACACAAGATAGAAGTGGACAATTTTTTCAACGTAAGAAACTGGGAAGAATATAGAAACTTTCTGTGCTCATCTAGGTCGATGGTGATAAAGAGACCATCGAAATC